TATGATAACGTATATTCACCCCGAATTGTACAATCATTTTCAACCGAATGGCCGAAAATCAAAATTTATTCGGGCGCATTTTGGGCGCATTTCGTTCCAATCCGAACCGCCCATCAACATCATTGGCCAACCCGGCCGAATGGATGTTCAGCGACAACGAATCAAAAACGGGCATTGCCGTCACGGAAAACACCGCGATGCAATTGTCAGCCGTTTTTGGTGCCGTTCGTGTTATTTCCGAAACAATGGCGTCATTGCCGTGGAACGTTAAACAAACGAATTCCGACGGCATCGTTCAAGATGCAAGCGCACACCCGATCAACAAATTGATTCATCATCCAAATGCGATGATGACGGATTTCACATTCCGCGAAACGTGTCAAGCGAATTTGTGTTTGCACGGCAACGCGTTCATCGCAATCAAACGCGACGCGGCTGGAAACCCATTGCAATTGATTCCGATCCCGGCAAACCGCGTTCAAGTCAAAGTTTATAAAGACGAAAAATTTTACACCGTAGACGAAAAAGAAACGTTCGATGATTCCGAAATCATCCATTTGGTTGGATTGGGATTCGACGGTGTGGTTGGAAAATCGGTCATTGAATCCGCACGTGAATCAATCGGCCTTGGATTAGCGGCCGACCAATTCGGTGGTTCGTTTTTTGGTAACGGTGCAAACGTATCGGCGGTTTTAACCCATCCGGGACGCCTTAGCGACGAAGCCTACAAACGTTTGATCCGTTCGTGGCAACAACGCAACGCGGGCTTGGATAACGCCCACAAAACCGCGATTTTGGAAGAAGGAATGAAGGTCGAAAAAATGTCCATCAGTCCACAAGAATCGCAATTCATATCAACGCGCAAATTCGGCGTTGAAGATATCGCACGTTTCTTCCGTTTGCCATTGGCATATTTGGGATCAATGGAAAATTCATCCACACGAGCCAACGTAGAAGAACAAGGAATAATGTTCCAACGCAACACGATTTTGCCGTGGGTTAAACGTTGGGAAGCGGAATTGAATCGCAAATTGTTTGTCGGCGATTCCGAATATTACATTCGTTTCAATATGGATGGTTTATTGCGAGGCGATATCCGTTCACGTTACGAAGCGTATACAAAAGGCCGTCAATGGGGTTGGATTAGCGCAAACGATGTTCGCAAATTGGAAAACATGGCACCGATCGACGGTGGCGATGCGTATTTGCAACCAATGAATATGGTTGAGGTCGGACAACCACAAAACGATGACGATGCCGTGGAATAATTATCCAAAAGCGGCAACCGATAACGCCGCACGCGCATTGAAACATCGCGACGACAACGGCACCGATTGTGGAACGGCCGTAGGTTGGACGCGAGCAAACCAATTGGCAAATCGTGAAACAATTTCCGACGAAACATTGGTTCGCACATATTCATTTTTATCACGTGCGAAAACATACGATCAAGGCAATTTCACGGATTCCGATGGGAATGAAATTTGCGGATCAATAATGTATGCCGCGTGGGGCGGTGATGAAATGTTGCGTTGGGCGAAAAGAACAATTGAACAAATGAAACAAGATAAAAACGAAAGCAAAAACGAACGGCATATCAAATCCGTTGTTGAAACCGATGACGAAATCGTCATCACATTCGGCAAAAACGAAATGGATGAAAGTTCTTACGACGACGAAAAACGCGCCGAACCAAACGAATTGGCGGTCGGTGATTTTGTGCGTTGGAGTTCATCTGGCGGCAATGCGTATGGCCGAATCATTAGCGTTGAAACGAACGGCGAATTGGAAGCAGATTCCGGATTCATCGTCAAAGGAACCGAAGATGATCCCGCGGCATTGATCCGTTTGTATCGTTTTGATTCTGAATCGGACGCATACATCGAACGCAAACCCGTGTTGAATGTCGTTCACCGATTCAGCACATTGGAAAAATACGATGCCGAAGTTCGCAAATCATCCGTCGTAAAAGAACAACGCGAATTCCGAATGGAAAACGCGGAACAAAATGGAAACACAATTCGTGGTTATGCCGCCGTTTACAATTCGGATTCCGAATGGATGGGTGGATTTTACGAGCAAATCGAACGTGGCGCATTTGACGACGTTATGAACGATGATGTTCGTGCGTATTTTAACCACGACGAAAATTTATTGTTGGGACGTGTATCGTCGGGAACATTGCGCATCGGAACGGATGCACGCGGTTTGTTTTACGAGGTAGATTTACCAAACACAACATACGCCAATGATTTGGCGGAATTGATGAAACGGGGTGATGTGAATCAATCGTCATTCGCATTTTTAATTGATGCGGATCGTTGGGAACAACGCGATGGCAAAACTTACCGAATCATTGAAAAAGTATCACGCTTACTTGACGTTTCTCCCGTTGCGCAGCCGGCATACCCGGACGCAACATCGGAATTGAAAAAGCGAGATTTGGAAACCGAAACCAAAGAAGAAACCGAAACGGCAGCGGCGGAAACCGTTGCATCCGAATCGGCGGAATCTGCGACCGAGGATTTCAACCATTATTTGTATAAAAGTAAAATTCTAAATTTTTAACACGATGAAAAACATCGAATTGCGCGGACAACGCGCCGAGTTGATCAAAGGTGCAACTGCAATCGTTGACAACGCTCAAAAAGAAGGACGTTCATTGAACGCCGAAGAAAAGTCAAAATTTGACGCAATGGAAGCGGATGCACGCAGCATCAAAGACCAAATCGACGTTATCGAGCGCACTGCCGAAATGAAGAAAGAATTGGCCGCAAACGCTGAGGTTCGCGAATCTGCTCCAAAAGCAACACGCAAAGGTGCATTCGAAAAATACCTAAGAAACGGAATGGGTTCTTTGAACGCAAACGAACGTTCAATCATGGGTGAATTACGTGGAACAAGCACGCAAATCGCTGGAACTGATTCTTTGGGTGGTTTCTTGGTACCACAAGATTTCAGCAACGAATTGGATATGGCGACATTGTTCACCGGTGAGGTTGAGCGTTTAGCCAAAAAATTGAACACTGCGGGTGGCGCATTGTTGGATTACCCAACAATCAACGACACGGCAACTGATGCTGGTTTAACTGCTGAAGCTGCGGCCGTAACCGTTCAAGATATGACATTCGCAAACGCGCAATTGTCTGCTTATAACTACGCATCACAAGTTCGTGTGTCAATGCAATTGTTGCAAGACAACGCATTCGATTTGAACGCATTCCTTGCTGAAGCAATGGGCGAAAGAATCGCACGTGCAACAAACGCGGCATTCACAACGGGTACTGGTTCAAGTCAACCACAAGGTATCATCACGGGTGCATCTTTAGGAAACACGGCAGCATCTGCAACGGCAATCGCCGCAGACGATATCCTTGACCTAATCCATAGCATCGATCCAAGTTACAGAAACAAGCCAACCTTTGGACTTATGGCCAATGATTCTGTGATTTCTGTGATTCGTAGTTTAGGCCTTGGATCGGCAAACGACTTCCCAATCTTCATCCCGTCGATGGAAGCTGGTCAGCCGGACAAACTATTCGGATTCAACCTATACTACAACAACGATATGGAATCAGCAATCACGACTGGCAAGAAAACATTGCTCGCGGCTGACTTCAGCAAGTTCGTTGTTCGTTCTGCTGGTGGTGTTCAAATGGTACGTTTGAACGAACGCTACATGGATGAATTAGAAGTTGGTTTCGTTTCTTATGCAAGAAAAGACGCCAAAGTTCTTGATTCACGTGCAGTGAAATACTTGGCTCAAGCCTAATTATGAAAGTCAGATTTTTGAAATCTGTATCGGGTAACGGATTCCACTACCGCAAACACGCGGTGGTGGAAATCCACTCCGATGAGATGTTGACCGATTTTTTGAACGCTGGTTTTTGTGAGGCAATCGCAGAACCACCCAAAAAGCGCGCGAAAAAAGCGGTGAAAAAGACCAATACAAAAGAAACACGTTAACAAATGGCAATTGATATTGTAACGCCCGCGGCGTCCGAACCCATCACATTGACGGAAGCAAAGAATTTTTTGCGCGTTGACCATACCGATGACGACACTTTGATTTCGGCATTGATATCGGCATCCCGTGAAATGTGTGAACAATACACGCGACGCATTTTGGTGACCACAACAATCGATGAATACTTTGACCAATTCCCACGCAATCATTGGGATGGTCAATCGAACTTGTTGTATTTGTCACGTGGCCCAGTTACATCAATTACATCCGTTTCTTATGTAGACGAAATCGGATCAACGGCGACAATTGCGTCATCGTTGTACACAACCGATTTAATTTCAGAACCCGCACGCATTCAATCCATCGGTGGATGGACAACGGGCGCGGGTGTTATCAACCAATTGATTGTTCGCTATGTTGTGGGAACGGACGTTTCTGCGGTTCCAAAACCATTGATCCAAGGAATGATGTTGGTCATTTCCGAATTGTACGATCAACGTATGGATCGCGTTCGTCAATTGCCAACGGCATCCGAATATTTGTGGAACCCATATAGAATTTTCACGTTTTAATGATTGATCAAGCTGGACAATTAGATCGTAGAATCACGATTCAAACGTTTTCGGAAACAACCGATTCATTTGGTCAAGAGGTGAAATCATTCACCACATTGGCGAATGTATGGTCGCGCGTCATTGAAAAAGTAGGAAACGAAGGTGAAAACGGCGATATGATTTCAGCAACGAAACGTGTTGATTTTTTCATTCGTTATCGTTCCGACATCAACGAACAAATGCGGATTGTGTACAACAACGAAACATACAAAATTCACGCAATACAATCGGCGGATGCCCGCAAGGCATTTCAAATGATTCGTTGCGAATATACCGACGCCGCATGAATAACGTTCGATTGACAATGGTTGGCGACAAACGTGTGATGCGCGATTTGAAAAAATTGGATGAACGCGTTCGCAAAAAAGTTTTGAAAAAAGCGGCACGCAAGGGTTTGAAACCCGTTGTCGGTTTATACAAATCACAAATTGAAGATTCCGACGAAGTGTTCGCCGTGTATCGCGGTGGCAAGGTTTATGCGGAAATCGTTCCCGGTCAATTGAAACAATCGATTGCCGTGAAATTCCCAAAACAAGAACCCGGTGTTGACGGAATCGTTGCATCGGTTGGCCCGCGTAAAACGGGCGCATACCGTCACCCGGAAAAAGGTGGTTGGTTCGCGGGATTCATTTCATTCGGTTGGTTGCGATTTCGTGACGGATCGAAATACAATGGTCAAAACTTTAATTGGTCAGCGAATGCGATTCGGATCGGTGAACGTTTTGCAACGCCACGGATCAAATCAGCGTTCAGCGGTTATTTACGCGACGAAATCAAAAAACTTGGTTTCTCACAAAAAATGGGAACGCGATGATTGGCAAAGTAATCAAATATAAATTTGATAATACATCGGCATTGAACAATGTGTTCGGTGGTCGTATTTACCCCATCATTGGGGCGCAAGGTGGCGCGACGCCGTTTGCGGTTTATGATACGACATCGATCCGCGCAGAGGGTTCAAAAGATGCCGATTCACATATTGATATCGTAAACGTTTCAATCACAATGGTTGGGACGAATTATGGTACACTGCAAACGGCGGTCGACAACATACGTTCGACATTCGTTCGCATGGATGAAACAATTTTGGGCGTTAATGTTCAATCGTGTTCGTTTGACACCGTTTCCGAGGTGTTCAACGTTGATGAGGAAACATACGGCGTCGAAGTTGATTTGAATTTTCGAGTAGTTAAAAATTAAAAATAAAAAAGATGGCAGCAAGTACATCAGTAATGAATAGCACCGACGTTGTAATCATCGTCGCAAGTGAAATCGTCGGTAAAATGA